TCAGGTGTTGGAACAAGTTGGGGTTATCGTCCCCAGTCAGCAGACAGTGCGCTAAACGCCACTGCCCCAATGGGCTTGAATGTTCTGGTATCACCATTTGTTAGCTTCACAGCTAAGAATGGTGGAACAGCAGCCAAGTCAGACTTGTTCCTTATCGACCGTAATGAAGTCGGTTCACTCCTAGTCAAGGATGACATGAGTACAGATCAGTTCGATGATCCAAGTCGTGACATTCGTTCACTTAAGATGAAGGAGCGCTATGACATCGTAATGCTTGGTGACGGTGAGGGTATCACAGTCGCTAAGAATGTCAGACTCAGCCGCAACTACGAGGTAGCAGTTACCAACGAGATGCCCTGATAAGAACCTTAGGGTTGTTATAGTTACTAAAAAACCCTGAAGTATGAGGGGCGGTAGGAGAAATCCTCCGCCTCTCATGCTTTTATTACGTGTATTTTTGTTACTATTATTTTGTAGATTTAAAATTGGAGTGTGCTAAGTGGCCTTATATCTTATTGATAGTGCTGCAGTAAGTGTTAATACTGTAGTTATTAAGTTCGGTAGAACTGTAAAAATATCAACTCTAACAAATAATAATTTTAGAGTTTACACAGACGCTGCCACACCAGTAGAGGTAACTTCCGCTTTTGCTAATATAAATACTCTAACAGATTATAATCAAATAAGTAGAACACTGACTTTATACTGGAATAAAATTTTACAGCCAACTACAGATTATATAATTAAAGTAGCTAATCTATTAGATTCCTCTGGTGTTGTAGTTCCAGAAGAATCTATATCTTTCACTTCAAGTGGACAAGCTGCAACTCCAGAAACTATGCAAGAGGTTAAGGGTATAGTCGTAGAAGAAGTTTTGATAGAAGATAAATCTGTAAGGGCAGACATAGAAGCTGGGTATCAAATAATAGCTAAGAATCCTAACTTCTACATTTCTTCAGTTGATCCAGCAAATGGAGATTTTTACTTAGATAATAGCTATAACAATGGTAGGGTAGTTATTACCTTTAGTGCTAGACCAGCATCAAACTTTTTAGCTAATAAGTATTTTAAAGCACAAAGGAAAAAAATTCAAAAAACGCCTAGTAGATGGGAGTCTGTCAACGCAGATATATCTATTCACTCTTGGAAGCCGGATGTTTACGTAGATTTTCCATCAGACGATGCTACACCAGTTTATAATACATCTAATAAAACATACTTTGAAGAAGGTTATAAATATAGAATAATCGTATCATCTGAGATTGGAATATAGTGGCTAATTTATTATATTCAAAAGCTAAAGAAGCATTATTAAATGGCGATATACATTTTGAGACTGATCAAATAAAAATTTTATTTGTTGATTCTACTTACTCTCCGAGTATTTCTTCTGATGAATTTGTTTCAAACATCCCCTCATCTTCCATAAAGCATAGATCAAACCCATTGGTCAATGTAACTACAGATTTGGGAGTTTTAGATGCGGATGACATAGCAATTCCAGATTATCCCGGAAATGCGTTCAAGGCATTGGTGCTATATAAAAATACTGGCACTGATGCAACGTCAAGAATTATTGCCTATATAGAAGATTCTGTTGGCTTGCCATTTTCCGGTTCAAGTAGTCAATTTCCAATATCTATTATTTGGAATAATGATAATAACAAGATAATAGCTTTAACAAATTCTTAAATAACAATATTTTATTACTATATAGCCAGTGAATTAATTAACGGAGAACTATGACAACCTCATATCCAGCATCGTTAGACAGTTTCGTTAACCCAACTGCAAATGATACACTTAATTCCGCTACAGTACCGCACGCTAAACAACATGCTGACATAAATGATGCAGTCGAAGCAATGCAAACAGTACTCGGGATTAATCCTGCTGGTACGCATTTAACTGTAAAAGATAGAATAATCTCAGCAGAAACAGCGATCCAAACACAATCTGTTCTAAATGGTTTAACAGATGTTACTATATCTTTAGCCAATACCGGTGATGTTTTGCGTTATAACGGAACTAATTGGGTAAATTACAATGAGGAAAATCTTGTAGATGGAGGAAACTTTTAAACATGGCCAATACAATTAGAATTAAAAGAAGGGCGTCTGGCGCATCTGGCGCACCTAATAGTCTGGAAAATGCAGAGCTAGCTTACAACGAAGTTGATGATACCCTTTATTATGGTAAAGGTACTGGTGGCGCAGGCGGAACTGCATCTACAGTCGAAGCAATCGGTGGCGCCGGTGCCTATGTAACTAAATCTACCACTCAAACAATCACTGGCAACAAAACATTTAGTGGATCTATAGCACTTGGTTCTAGCGCAACAGCAACAACTCAAACTGCAGGAGATAATAGTACAAAAGTCGCAACAACGGCATATGTTGATGGCGCTATCACATCTGCAACCTATAGCTTTACTGTAGCTGGAGATACTGGAACTTCACAGGAAATAACCGACGCAGAAACCATGACAATTACTGGTGGAACTGGACTTTCATCTGTAGCAAGCGTAAATAATACAATAACGATTAACCTAGATAATACATCTGTAGGATCAGGGGCTTACGGTAGCTCTACCTCAGTGGGAACATTCACAGTTGATTCGCAGGGTCGTTTAACGGCAGCAGAAAATGTTGCAATAAGAACAGCAACAACAACGTTGACAGGTGTGGCTTCATTTAATGGTACAGATTTTACAGTTACCTCTGGTGAAGTAACTATTAATGCTGAAAGAATAGAAGATATTGTTAGTGGCATGGTTGAAAGTAATACCGAGTCTGGCATATCGGTAACCTATGATGATAATACTGGTAAACTTAATTTCGATGTTAACGATCCAACCATAACAATAGCCGGTGATGTTGACGGTAGTGCTACGATGACAAATCTTGGCAATACTACAATTACAGTTACTCTTGATACCGTTAATGACGACGCTGGAACACACGGATCTTCAACAGCTATTCCAGTTATTACAATTAATGAAAAAGGTTTAGTAACAAATGTCACAACTGCATCAATATCTACTACTCTTAATGTTGCTGGTGACACAGGAACTCCTGATGGAGTAGCTCTCGCAACAGATACTCTAACAATTGCTGGTGGAGAAGGTATAGATACCGCGGTAACTAACAATACAATAACAATCAGTGGAGAAGATGCAAGTACTACCAACAAAGGTATCGCTTCATTTAACTCAGATAGTTTCTCTGTAGCTACAGGCGCTGTGTCAATTAAGTCTGGTGGAGTTAGTAATAGTCAGTTAGTAAATTCATCTGTAACTCTTGGTTCAACAACTGTATCACTAGGTGGTACAAGCCTTACTTTGGCTGGTGTACAGCAGTTAGATGTTGATAATATTCGTATCGATGGCAATACGATTTCTGCTACAGATGTAAATGGTGGAATCTCACTAGATCCAAATGGAACTGGACACGTATCAGTTAATAACTCCAGGATTGAAAACTTAGCCGATCCACAAAATCCCCAGGACGCAGCTACAAAATCATATGTAGATAGTGTAACACAAGGCTTACACATCCATGCAACAGTAAAAGCTGCTACCGGTGCAACACTAGCCTCTATTACTGGTGGATCTGTTACATATGATAATGGAACTAGTGGAGTTGGAGCGACATTAACTTTAGGAACAGCACTAACAACACTAGATAATTATTCTCTTCAAAATGGAGATAGAATTCTAGTTAAGAATCAGGCAACAGCAGCTCATAATGGTATCTATACTTGGGCTACAGGCGGAACAGTTCTCACTAGGGCAACAGATTTTGATACAGCAGTAGAAATTGCTGGTGGAGATTTCGTATTCGTAGATAGTGGCGACAATTATGGTAACACTGGATGGGTTTGCTCAGATGAAGTAAATAATGTTGGATCAGATGCGGTAAACTGGATACAATTCTCCGGTGCCGGAACATACTTAGCTGGAAGCGGTCTAGTTCTAAATGGATCTACATTTGATATTAATTTAGCTACTAATAGTGGTTTATTAATTACGTCAGACGAACTACAGGTTAATAGCACAATAGCTGGCAATGGCCTTACATTTACGAATGGTGTAATTGCAATAGGTGGAACATCTGATAGAATATCAGTTAGTTCAGACGCTATAGATATAGCATCTACTTATATTGGGCAAGCCTCAATAACAACGCTAGGTACAATTTCTTCCGGTACTTGGAATGGTTCAGCTGTTGGAATTAGTTATGGTGGAACTGGAGCAACAAGCGCATCCGCTGCAAGATCAAATCTTGGTCTAGCGATTGGCACAGATGTTCAAGGTTACGACGCAGAGCTAGCTGCTATTGCAGGTCTAACATCTGCGGCAGATAAACTTCCGTATTTTACTGGTAGTGGAACAGCTGCTCTAGCTGATTTTACTACATTTGGTAGATCACTTGTCGATGACGCAGATGCTTCAGCAGCAAGAACCACATTAGGATTGGGTACAATAGCAACTCAAAACTCCAATAACGTATCAATTACTGGTGGAACGATTGACAATATTACATTTGATGGTGGCTCATTCTAATAATTAGGATCATTAATGCTATACAATGATTTCATAAGTTACAATGAAACTAATGTAACTTATAATGGAACATTAATACTTAATGTTTTAGGATTAAATTCGCCAGTTATTGTAAATAATGCAACAGTATTATTCTCAACTGTTGAAGATACTTCTAATTTTACAACAATGGGTATCATCAGCTACGATGTTGACCCATATGGTATAATGACCCTTGAGGTAACTCAAGATCAGGCTGATGCTATTCTTGAAGCAAACTTTATAGTTATTGAAACTTCCGCAGAAGTTCAAATGGCACAAGATCAATCTGGCGCTGTAGTCGAAGCAAATTTCACAGTTACAGAAACCTCCGCCGAAGTACACGTTATTAATACATCAACATCTGGAACATTGTTAATACCGTAATAGTTTATATAAAAACTATTAGGGGCTACTATAATATATAGGCTATATACTTGGAGTTAAAATGACACTAAACAATGTTCAAGTTAATGATACTGTAAGAATTAAAGTTAAATTTGTTGACATTGATAATACTACCGGTCAGCAGGTAGAGGTAAATCCGCTTACCGTTTCAGTAATAATAACAGATTCTAATAGCACTGTAATAATTAATTCAGCAGCAATTTCGCTAACACCATCTACATGGTATTATGATTTTACGGCAACTTCCGCAGACACATATAATATTAAATTTACAGGCACTTTAGCAAATTCTAATACTATTATAGTTCAACAAAAATTATATGTATCTTCTCTTCAAGAAGAGTATAAGCCTACAATAACTTTAAAATCTGATGAAGTAATAACATTTGCACCTGATGTAAAGCCACTATATCTGGACCCAGAAACACTTCTTCCATACTTCCCAGACGCAACCCTTTTAGAAATAGGGGAAATAGTACATAGCTATTCATTAGAAGTAAAAGCGCTTTATAAATTATTGGATGAAGAAGATGGCTCAAATCTTTCTTTCATAGCTCTTGAATATATTAAGGCAGCAACTGCTTGTGATTTAAGTAGAACTTATGGCTTTGGCGGCGATGATGAAGTCTCGCTAAGACTAGGAGACTTTAATATCAGTAATAAGTCCTTACCAAGAAACGTAGTAACTAGAGATAATGCAACTACTTGGTGTCAGATTGCAACAGCCCTACGGAAAGAACTCCTTGCTGGCAAGGTGGGGCCAAAGGGTTTTGTGCCCAAGGGCCTACCAACCCTTTCAACTGGAACAAATGTTGATCCACTTACTGGAAAAACTATATATCTTTCCGATAGAGAATTATACGGTCCTGGAACAACTATAATTTCCAGTGATGACCCCATGCCAAAGAGGGGATTAAAGAGTTATGATTGACGCAAAAAAATCTTTTAAAAAAATTCTAAGAGAGTGGGGCCATGATGTATATATTCAAAGAATTTTACCGAATGGGGATTACTCAACTAATTTTGAAAGAGTTACTACAAGACAAGTTGGTCAATCTGGAGTATCAAGCAGTCTCGCATCACAAGAGCAAACAGAAGGCTTAGATATAAAATACGACGCTGTATATTACTTTGAAGATGTAGTAAATCCCAGAGAAGGAGACAGAATATATGAAAATTATTCTGTTAAAAAAAATAAACAATTTACTATTTTTACAGTAGACACAGCTACACCAATTAGAGGTAGACTGGGTAAGATAAACTTTTGGACCGTCGGTGCCACAAGAGAGAGATAATAATGTTATTATTAAGTAGGGGTCAACTAGCTGAGTTTAAATTTATCTTTGTTTCTGAAGGTAATGTATATGACCCTACATCATCTTCCACGCCAAGAGATATATTGTTCTCCATAGTTAGAGGTGGCATAGGAGATGGTCCTATTGTGGATGGGCCATTTTCTTACTTAAACCAGTCTGCTACACCAAATCCTGATGCTAACATTGTAAAGCAAGGATCTAGCACATTTATATTCAATTATAAAGTACCTACATCTTTGTTTCAGGGAGTGTATTCAATTGTTGCACAAACCACCGATGCTTTTGGTGGAACGGCAATAACTTCGTCTTTTCAGGTTAAGGGTGATCCAATAACTTTGTCACCAGTTATTATATCATCAGAAAAAAGTACAATAACTAATTATAAGCCAACATATGATCAGCTGAACGCCGGTAACACATCTACGATTCTTTTAATTGGACACGCAGATGGTATTGAAATTAACAATCCAATTAAGATCAGATCAGTGCAAAGTGCTATAGATTTACTCGGCGCAGATATCAAAAGTCCTTTACTGAGAGGCGTTTTAGATGCATACTCCGCAGGAGCAAGAGATATAGTGATATGCGCTGCTGCACCCATGTCAGAGTATGTAGATGGTTTTTCCGATAGGACAGTATCAACAACACTATTTGATCTCAATTCCGCAACTCCTAACTCTTATACATTCTATGAAAAATATGCAGACAGATTACAGGATACTTATTCCCTGATTAAAGATCTAGATTTCATTGATATAGTTGTACCTCTTGAAATATCAATGATTAAAACTGGTAGTATAGATTTTATAACTCAGTTAGGTGATTACTTACAAGAGTTTCATAATCATTCTGGGTATGTGCAAATAGGTATTATTGGTAGTAGAACAGGCGGAGTTTTAAATTCAGATGTTAGTTTACTGGAATCTAATAGTATTATAGCAAATAAATTAACAACATATAGTTATGGCAGTATGTCTTCTGACAGAGGAAGGTTTATTATTCCAATTTATGGAGAAGCAGTATTTCAGCACAAAGAGATAACATCCTCCTATACATCAAGTATCGCCGCAGCCTACGCAGGATTACTGGCAAGTACGCCATTAAATAGGTCTGTCATAAGAACTCGAATACCAGGCGCAGCGTCCGTATATGGAGTTGACTTAACTCAATCTGAATATAATAGACTAGAAGCTGTTCAAATAAATACAATATACAGAGGTAAGAAAACAAGAAGATCTGTACCGTATGAGGTATACATTTCCAATGAATACACCATGGCGCACCCAAACTCAACACTTTCAAAAGCCGCGCAGATGAGACTTGTGGCTAGAGTTGTCTCTCAAGTCAGGGAATTATCATATCAAGCAGTCGGCAGATTAGGTTACGATGCCTATTCCGATATGGTTAGGAATTTATTGCAAGCTTATAAACAAGATGGTGTAATAGTAGATTATTCATTTAATATAGAGGTAAGTCCAAATTCAAAATCAAGTATTATAGTATATATAGAGTTGTTATCAGCTCTAGGTCTGAAAAAGATTGACTTTGCAGTAGCTACGGGACCAGGTGCATAAATGGCATATATTAATAGAAATTTTCCAACAACTAGTACTACAAATAGATTTACTGATCCATTACAGTCTCCAGGATTTAGAACAATAGATAAAGATGGTATTGAGGAAGTTTATTCTGGGACATTAACCTACTTGCAATTTGTTAACTTAGTAAAAATGCTATGGGAGCAAAGTCACCCTACGATCCCAATAATTCCATTAGGTCCTGGCACGGATACTTTCGCTTACCATGACTATGCCATTGTGTATGCGTTAGAATTAAGGAAGTCACATACCGTTGAGCCCAAGCCGCGGATGAGACAGAATGTTTTAAGTAATAGTTATACTATATATGGACAAAAGTTTCAAAATATAATTTCCTTTTCAGTAATGACTAAAATTGGCGTAGTTGATGGTGGTAGTACTCCTTCTTCGCTAAATGATGATACATTTAAATCTCAAATTAGCGATCAAATTATTGAAGCTTTTGAAGATTTTATGTTAGAGTATACTCCAGTATTGAAAGCCGCCGGTGCAACAGAATTAGTTTATTCAAGAAGATTGTCAGATTCTGAAATCAATAGAGAAGAAAAAGACGTTCTAAAAAAGACGGTAACGTATATGTTAACAACCGAAAAAACATTTGCCACCAAGAACGATAGAATTGAAAAGATTCTTATTGATGTTAGAACATGGATGGCCTATGAGCCATCTATAGTTAATGCGCCAGCTACGCCAGATTTTGAAAACATCGATATTAATATAGTTGACCTAAATCAGACTGCTACTCCCAATATTTAGGTTGTATATTTTATTTTCTCCTAAAAGCCAGTTGAAGTTGTTTTTATAAGTTTTATGTTACTATAAACAAAGATTTAAAATTTTCCATCTTTGGAGGTTCAAAAATAACATGGCTATACCCGGAGTAACCACTAAAATTAGAGATCGTTTTTATAGCGTAGCAAGACAAGACGCACCAGCAGGTCCTCGTGTAGTAGCTATAGCTCG